AAACTTTCGGAAGCGCGTTGGAACGATCAATTAATTGAATACATTTGTAACCACTAAAAATCAAATCAATGTACAATCCAAAAATCACTTATCACTTTTCAATGGACGACGTTAAGCGTCTCAATGAGGAAATCAAAGGCATTGCAGAAAACTTCGAACAAGAGAACGGTTGGTTTCACGAAAACGAAGGTCGCCAGTTCACAGACGAAAAAGGAAATGTCTTCGACTTCGATATTCTCGGACGCTTCTTCCGCGCTGACGAACCAAACTTCGACCTTCACTATATTCGTTTGAAGAAGGACGGAATCACTTTCGAGTTTGATTACAGAATCTTTCAGGACCATATCTAAATGGGTTATTACAAGCGAATAAGCGAGGAAGAGCAGATGTCAGCGAACGAATGGTTCTGGCAGAACGAAGAAGCGAAACTCGCAAACAAATTAGAAATTTATATAAACAACAAAACAAATAACAACACAATGAGCATCATTGCCCAAAACAACAACAACAACAGCGGAGGACAGACAGTCCCTGCAGGTACACACGTAGCGCGTTGCTACCAAATCATTCACATCGGAACAATCGTCGACACCTATCAAGGCGAAGAAAAGTTAGTGAACAAGGTTCGCTTAGTATTTGAACTACCTCTTGAAACTGCTGACTTCGGCAAAGGTGAACAACCTTTCTCAATAGGTCGCGACTTTACTTTGTCAATGCACGAAAAGAGTGGACTAAGAGCCTTCGTTCAATCTTGGCTTGGAAAGGCAATGAGCGACGGAGAAGCAAACAGATTCGACATTGGTACTTTGCTCGGCAAGGAAGCAATGGTTAGTGTTATGCATCGCACAGCGAACACAGGACGCACTTATGCAGACTTGAAAGGAGCTTCACCACTTGCAAAAGGAATGGTTTGCCCACCACAGGTGAACGCTTCGTTCTTGTTAGACTACGACAGCGAAGACTTCGACTTACGTTTCAAGATGCTTCCAGAATGGTTGCAAAACAAAGTAAGTTCTTCGGCTGAGTTCAGCAAACGTTTGGAGCGTTCAGCGGATCAAATGAACAAGGCGAAGTCAATGCTTGAAGCGAAAGGATTGGTTCAACCAACGCAAGAAGACGAAGACGAATTGCCATTCTAAATATAACGTGTCTTAAAAGGGTGTTATATCAGACATAATGCCCTTTTATTACACTTAATGAATCAAAATCAATACAATGAAAAAATTAGTAAGCCTTGAAAAGCGCGTTGAGAATCTACTCAAAAAGTACAAGACGCTACGCAACAACAACAAAGCACTATGTGTCCGCGTTTGGGAACAACAGTTCGAAGAACGTAAAGACATCACAAGCAATTTCTTTGCTATGTACGAAAGCGGAAAGTACGTTAGCGCGGACAACATCACACGCATAGCGCGATTAGTTAAGGAACACAATCCAGAACTACGCGGAACAAACCACGAAGAAAACAAGAAGAAAGAGCAGTTGATTAAACCACTATTAAAAACTAAATAACTATGACACCTAAAGAAAAAGCAGAAGAATTGGTAGATGCTTATAAAAATTTACACGGACACCCAACGGAGCAATATTTGGATTCAGAAGACGCTATAATATGTGCTTTGAAAGCAGTAACTCAAATTATAAATGAATACGAGTCTAACATCTGCAATACAGGTTATGACTACGACTTTGAAATGTGGGACATGCAAAGAGATTATTGGAAAGAAGTTCAATTTGAAATATCAAAACTAAAAACTGAATAACAATGAAGTGGATTGATGAACCTATAACAACAACAAAATAATTATGATACCAAAAGATGTGATTAAAGCAATATTGCTAGGTGCATTGGTAGGTTTAAGTATAAGTGCTTTACTTTACCTATCTCAAATTTATTACATAACAATACCTTAAATAACTATGGAAAAGAAACAAACTACGGTTGAATGGTTGGAGGATAAAATATCCACAGCAACAAATGATGAATTGACAGATAACATTGCGGCTTGGTTTAATTCAGCCAAGATAATGGAGAAGGAGCAGATTGAAAACGCTTATTGGGATGGTGGACAAGATGTACCAATGATAAGTAAACAATGTGAACAATACTACAACGAAACTTACGGAGGTCAAGATGAGTAAGCAAACTGCAATTGACTTGTTAGTAAGCATACTAAACAAGGAAGGTTTTGCTCCCGTATTAACTGATGAAGAGATACAACACTTCAAGCAAATGGAAAAGGAGCAGATAATTAAAACAGCTCAAGATAACTTTTATGCAGGTCAAGATTTAGCAAATGGTTGTAAAATTGATTGGGATTCTTCAGAACAATACTACAACGAAACTTACGGAGGTCAAGATGAGTAAACAAAGTAGATTTCAATGGCTCATATCTCAATTGAGAAAGATAATTTGTATGCACAAGTTTTATCTAAACGATTTGCAAGGGCGAGATAATAATGGCAATGTAACTTGGTCTTGTTTCAAATGTGAAAAAGTTTTCATTGCAGAATGTGGACTTGATATATTAAAAAATGGTAGATGTGTAGTTAACAACGAAACTTACGGAAATAATAATGAATAAAGCAATCTACAAAACCCCATTCGGTCGCCTTGTCAAAAGTCAATTTAAGACGATGCACAACTTCAAGAATGTTCTTCGCATCAGCGATCCAACCGCACGACTTTACGTCGCACACCCAGAGCGTATGCGAATCAAAGACTTCAACAACATCTGTTTGCACACAGGTCTTTCACGCGAAGAAGTTTTTTCAACCTTTACACCCACAATTTTAATAAACGAAGAAAATGACTAACGAACAAATTAGACAGCAAATTGTGGACATGATTCCATTTGCACACATGGAACGATTCGAAACGCTTTGGACAATGCTTACACCGAAATACGAGCGTTTGAGCAGCGAACAAATCAAACAACAACAAGAACTAGAGAACGAACGTGAGGTGTTCTGGAGTGCGTTAGAAGACGTTGTTTGTAGCGTTGTTGGTATTCAATCGCAAATGCTTTACACCCCAACAAGACGACGCGAGATTGTAACCGCACGACAAATCATTTTCTTTTTGATTCGTCCTTGTTACTTCCAGTCTTTCGAATCAATTGGTAAGCACTACGGCAAAGACCACGCGACCGTGATGCACGGAATCAAACAAGCAACTTGGCAGATTGAATGCGACAAAGCCTACGCGGCAACCGTTGAACGTATCTGTGAATTGATGAACGCAATGGGTTATGCTAAACCTATTAAATTTTTCACTAAGTTTGTCGAGCATATCGAGCAACAAAAGGAACTCGAAGCGAAAAGAAAAGCAAAACTTAAATAATCAAATAACTATGAAAAGCGACTTAACATTTTGTCCTCACTGCGAAAGCGCGGAACTTGACGAACGCGTAAACACCGTTCTCAACGATCAAAACTTACCAACCTACGAAGAAGCATACGAACTCATTGACGAAGACGGAGAAATAAAAGTATGTTTCGATTGTCAAGAATGGGACGACGCAGACGACGACGCGAAAGGCGAAGGGTGGGACTAATTAAAAACTAAATAACTATGGAAAAGAAAATTAAACTGTTACCACCTGCTAATATGCAAAACCACATTAGGATTGAAAATAATTCAGCTACGATTCCTATTACAGAATTATCTGAAGTTGAAGCAGAGGAGTATGGTGAACTTATCAAGCAAACATTCATTGCACATTGGAAAAAACTAAAAACTAAATAATTATGGAAAAGAAACAAACACTTGAAGAAGCTGCTAAACAATATGCACAAGGCAAAAGTAGTGCTGATGTATTTAGAGAAGCACACATTAGAGATTTTATGGCAGGTGCTAAATGGATGAGAGATAAAATCAAAGGATGTAATAATGAGTAAACAAACTGCGGTTGAATATCTTGTAGAGCAACTCGAAAGCATTGGATTTTCTATAAATGATTTAGCAGATTACTACAATGAAGTTCAAATAGCTTTAGAAATGGAGAAGGAGCAGTTATTAAATGCTCATATTGAAGGTAATCATTCGGAAATGAGAGGTGGTAAAGTCATTTTTGAAAAAACGGAACAATACTACAACGAAACTTACGGAAAATAAAAATAAAATGATGCTAATTTTACAACTCAAAAAGAGAATCGAGATTCTCGAATGGCAAATGAAGGAACAGCAACAAAATATAAACGATATACTTAGTCGGTTATACGTTCCAACCGTTCAAGCTCCAGCACCAACAAAAGAAAAAAAGACAGCGTTCGTCAAACCAACGGTTGTTGAAATATACGAATACGCTTGTGAGAAACTAAGCAACGACGACGCGCTTAAATTTACTGAGAAATTTCATGCACACTACGAAGCGAACGGTTGGAAGGTTGGACGCAATCCAATGAAGGATTGGAAGGCTGCCGTTCGTAAGTGGGACTTATCTACTTTTGTAACTACAAACCAAAACACAAAAATCAAAAATGGAAAATTCGATTCCGATGCTGCGCAACGCATCTACGCAGACGCTCACAATTACACAAAGGGTTGATCGTGCGGAACGCGAAAGCGCATTTGTAGCAGATTACGACTTGCCAACTTTTGTCAAGTTATGCTCAAAGGTGTGCGCGATGTACGGAATAGCACTTCCAGAGGCGCAACTGTTGCAAATGCTGCACGAGTTCATTGGTAAACACTTTCGGTGGGTGACATTTGAACATTTCAACTTAGCGTTTGAATTGAATGCAGCGAATGAACTAACAAAAAAGTGTGAGCATTTTGGAGCGTTGAGCGTGTCGTTTATTGGTGATGTGTTGACACACTACAAACCACATCGCGACAAAGCGAATCTACAAATACAGCGTGAAATAGCGCAATCGATTGAGGAAAAATCACAACAAATAAAAGAAAACGAAATGGCGGTGAACGACGATAGCTGGAGACGAATGTTGAAAGAAGATATTGAGAGCTTCAAACAAGGCAAATACACGACGTTAGAATTGCGAGGGGTGTCAATGATGCGGTGGTTAGAAGAAAGTAAGCGTATAACGCTTGAAACGTTTACAGAAGAAGAATACAACCTTTGCAAAGCGAAGGCGAGAAAGACAGTCTTTAACGAACAACAACTTTCAAAAGGAATGGTTGAAAGAATGAGTGACCGAAAAAGACAACTACTAAAAGAATCAATTCAGTTTGAAGGGTTGCGTGAATTGTATAAACTTTATTTGTCGAAGCAATGAATGAAATAAACAAAATATATAACGAAGATTGTTTTATTACTATGAATAACATTGACTTAAAAGTTGATGCTGTAATAACCTCTCCTCCTTATAATACTGGAGGCAGAGTTGAATACTGGAACAGTAAAATAATAAATGGTTCTCGTGTTTATAAAAAAGAAAAAAGATACGATGAATATTTAGACACTAAAACAAGTGATCAATATATTGATTGGAGTATTGATTTATTTCAATCTTACGATAAGATCTTAAAAGAAGATGGCTGTGTTCTTTATAATATTTCTTACGGAAGCGAAAGTCCCGAAACAATGTGGTTGCTTATTGCTGAAATAATAAAGAAAACAAATTTTACTGTTGCAGATTGTATTAGTTGGAAAAAAACTAACGCTTTACCAAATACAACAAGTAAAAATAAATTAACAAGAATTTGCGAATTTATATTTGTATTTGTTAGAAAAAGTGAATATTTCACGTTTAATGCAAATAAGAAAGTAATTAAAACATCTGACAAAGGTCAAAATTTTTATGATGTTTTTTATAATCATATTGAAGCTGCAAATAATGATGGAAGCAATGAATTTAATAAAGCAACGTACTCAACTGAATTAGTTAGAAAACTGCTTTTACTTTATACAAAACAAAATGATTTAATTTACGATAGTTTTATGGGTACTGGAACTACTGCAAATGCGTGTGTTCTTGAAAACAGAAATTATATTGGTAGCGAATTATCCAAAGATCAATGTGATTATGCAAACAAAAGAATTGCCATAACTCAATCTCAACAAAAATTATTTTAATGCAACCATATAAACCCGAATACCTGCCGCGTCAAATTGAAGCGTTGAACTACCTTGCGACCGATTGTGAAGTTGAGCAATTGTTGTACGGTGGCGCGGCAGGGGGTGGAAAGACTAAGTTCGGTTGTATGTGGCAGATACAAAGACGATTGAAGTACGCAGGTACGCGTTCGCTTATTGGACGAAGTAAATTAGACACGCTGAAAAAGACGACGCTCAACACATTCTTTGAAACAGCGCAAGACTTTGGTTTGGTTGCGGACAAACACTACACATACAACGGACAAACGAATGTGATTAAGTTCTTCAATGGAAGCGAAATTGTATTGAAAGACCTGTTTGCTTATCCTTCAAACCCAAACTTCGACAGCCTTGGATCGTTAGAAATCACAGACTACTTCATAGATGAGGTAGCAGAAGTAACAGAAAAAGCAGTGAACATCGTTCACTCTCGTTGCCGTTACAAGTTGAACGAGTTTGGTCTTATTCCGAAAGGCTTCTTGTCCTGCAATCCTTCAAAGGGTTGGCTTTACAACGAGTTCTACATGAAGAACAATAGGAACGAACTACCTTCACACCGCGCGTTTGTCCAAGCCTTGCCGCAAGATAACCCCTTCCTTCCTGTTGCTTACATCGAATCGTTACGAAGACTTCCCGAATACGACCGTAAAAGACTTTTAGAAGGGAACTGGGAATTCGACGACGACAGCGATAAGTTGTTCAACACGGAAAACTTGCTTCGAATGTTTAGGAACGAAGTAATAAACGAAGGAAAGAAGTACATAACAGCCGATATTGCGCGTTTTGGTAAGGATAGAACGATTATAATTGTTTGGGAAGGTCTAACTATCATCGACATTATCGAGTTGAATAGAGCAGCGTTAGACGAAGTCGTGAACAAGATTCGCGTTGTAGCCAAAGAACACAACATATTACTTCAAAACATTATCGCGGATGAGGATGGGGTGGGCGGAGGAGTCTGTGACTTTTTGAAGTGCTTAGGATTTCAGAATGGATCTAAACCAAAACACCCGCAATACCAAAATTTGAAAAGCGAATGTTACTACAAACTTGCGCAATACGTTGAGGAAAACAAAGTCACAATTTTATCCAGTACGCGCAAAGAACAAATCATTCGTGAATTAGAAATGATTAAACGACACCGCGCAGACGTTGACGGTAAGTTACAAGTAACACCGAAGGATGTAATCAAGAACCGCGAAGGTATTTCTCCCGACGTTGCCGACGCTATAATGATGCGAATGTACTTCGAACTCAATCCAAGTTATGGACAATATGTTGTTGGTTAGCATAGGTTGACTATATTAGCACAAATAAAATAAACAAATGAAAAAAATTACATTATTTTTAATTCTGTCTGCAATCGTAATGTTTACTTCTTGCACAGAAAACCAAGCAAACGGTGAGCGAATTGGTATGATTACAACATTCACAAAAAGCGGTATAATCTGGAAGTCGCACGAAGCACATCTAAATGCAACACAAACAGGAATGAACTCGGCAGAAGGTTTTGACTTTTCAGTTGACAATGATATTAATGATCCTGCAATTATTGCCACCTTAGACAGCGCAGCCAGTTATGGTTGGAAAGTAAAAATAAAATATCACAGAGTTCTTGGTTACAATTGGTTTAAAAATCGAGGAAATACAAACTTCTTTGTTAATGAGGTTGAAGTATTAGATAGGAATGTAACAAACCAATTTAACAACAATGAAAATAATGAAGTCGTAAGTGGAAAAGTCATTGACACTATTTACGTTGTAATTGATAAATCACAAATAAAATGAAACAAAAACCACTATACGAGTCGTTAAAAATGACTTACGACCGCGAACGCGAAATTGTCAATTCAATCGCAACCTACTTTCAACAGGGAAAGGTTTTAGGCGACATCCTTCTGGAACTTTCACAGCGAAAAGACCTAAACGCAAAAGAGAAAATCTATTTAGCGTTAATGATTGGTTCAATGATGTCAAAACCGAATGAAGAAAAGTAAATAAACCTCAAACCAAAAATCAAATGAAACAACTTAAATTTCTATTACCAAAAGACTTTGAAGAAAAAGAAAGACTTGAACGTTATATTGAAATAAATGAAAACTACAAAATTCCAAACAAAGATATTGAAGTAGAATTTCATTGTCAGTTTTTGCGTTTAGAGAAGGAACTGGATTATCGTTCTTATATTCTTAAAAGAGAATATACCGAAGAAGAATTTATAAAAGATTACATAAAAAGAAATTATAAAAGATACGTCTTAGACAGTTATGAATTTGTTGGTGTATTTGATGAAAGAAAAAGATTTGTCGGAAAGATGCACGAAGCGCTAGGACAATTTGTTGAAGCGTTGGACAAATTAGATTTTTTTGAAAAGATAGAAAGCGAAATGTATAACTATTTTGATAATCATTTTAACAATCTTGATTTTAGAAATCTTTATCAAAAACGAGACGGTGTTTATTTGGGAACTCGCGGTATTCCTTCAGCTATTGAAGACCCATTATTTGACCAAAGAATGTTAGGTGTCTTATTGCGAGGCGATAATAGAATAATGACTACAAAAGATTATCACGGTCAAATCAGAAAAATTAAAAAAGAATTAAAGCAGCAAAGTAAATGAAAAAAAGTAATTTACTCACGCAAGTAATAGCTGAATTAGAAGCGCGTGAAGCGAAGGGAATGCAGACGTACGGAACAACGTTAGACCGCACCGACTTAACGCGCTCAGAATGGCTACAACACGCGTACGAGGAAGCGTTAGACCTTGCGCTTTATTTGAAGAAACTTAAAATTGAAGAGGATGCGTTATCTAACTGAAGAAGACCAAGTGAAACTAAAAGAAGCATTTTATCAAATGGACAGATTTCGTCAAATTGAAGATGCTGTTTATGACCATTTGGTTTCCTTGAAAATTGATATGGAAAATCTATATGAATACAATGATTGTTTATACGTTAGAGGTTGGGGAAAAGACCCCGAAAACCCACGAATGGGAATACCAACAACAGGTAAACGCATTATGACTTTGAAGCAATACGACGAATTGATTAACAAAATAAAATCAGAAATAGATGCCAGAAAGTAAAACCAAAAAAGGAATCTGCGTGTACTTACACAAAGACTTGTGGAACGAGATTGACGAGAAACGAGGAGAGAATAGTCGCAACACATTTTTAAGTGAAGCAATTGAGTTCTCTTTGAAGTTCTACGTTCCCGAATCTAAAGTAAAATTGAAAGAACAAACGTCGACAAAATAGCGACGGACGAAGCAACAACGAGAGCGCCAGTGCGGCGCTTTTTTTGTTTGTCTAACTTTTTCTTTTCAACGTTTAGAGTGTTTATTTCTTCGGTCAATATGTCTTCCTTCTGTTCATAAGCAACAACCACTTCTTGTAAGTTGTTTACCTTTTCCCCTTCGATGTTCAATTGTTCTTTTAGATTGTCAATAACGAGTGAATCGGAAGCGATAACGCTGTCGCAACTGTTCACCAAACGGAGAACATCAACGCGAACAATAGTATCTCGAACAACAATAGTATTACGATTTCTTTTATAGGTGGTTTTGGCTTTAGATTGAGCATCTTCATAAGTTCGGAGTTGTTTATAAAGTTCTATTTGTTCAGCAAGTAGGCGGTCGTATTCGCCAGCGTTGTAGTTTATCACGCTATCTTGCTTTTGAATTTCAGTTGTTGCGTTTTTTGCAACACTTCGTCCCCACCAATTCCAACAAATCACCGTCCAAATAGCGGTTGTCCCAATGAGCAACAAAGCAATTGCAAGTATATTTTTTCTCATAAGATTTTCCCTTCGTGAATGCGGTAATTGTGAACGCTAAAAGCACCATTCGTTCCTTTGTCTACAATTGCAAAGCCGTGATTGTATTTCGAATAGGGATTGTAATCGGGCGAAAGTTCTGATAAGCAACCAACACCCCAACAAGTGATAAACTTTCCATTCGCGTCCCTCTCGTTGTGTTCTGCAGTCTGGTGGTGATGTCCGCAAAGGGCGGACACCTTAGTCTTCATAAACAACCCACGCGCCACATTAACAGAAGGAAGGAATTGTTTCCCAAATTCATGCCCGTGAAAGATTGAAAGTTTACCGATGTTTAATTTGCTTTTGCCGTCAATCCATTTCACATCGTGTTTATCGCAATGGGTAAGTGTTGGAAAGTCGAACGCGTCAATGTCGAATAATTCGGGTGCTTTGATTCGCATATATCTCCAATATCTTTCTTCGTGGTTTCCTTCCTTATAATAAATGTGAGCCGTTGGAAAAGTGTTTCTAAGAGATGCAAGGAATTGACGGATTGAATATAGTTCGTCTTTGAATTTTCTCTTACGTGGATCTTTAACAAAGTCGGAAATCATATGACAATCCAACGCGTCACCATTCAAGATGATTGCGTCACACCCTTGTTTTAATCCTTCTTCAATAGCGCACTCCAACGCTTCATTGTCTTGGTAAGGCAAATGGACATCTGAAAGAATCAAAAACTTGTTGCCCTTCAATTCAACGTGTCGACGTTTCTTCGAATAAGACTTTGGAAGTGCGTATGGGTTGGAAGGTCTTGGTGCTGTGTCAATCAATTCTTTTTGCGAGTTAGAAACTCTGCTTCGCTTTCCAATCTTACCGCGAACGGTGCGAATGTAATTACGCGCGTGTTCCATTGAATCGAATGCTTCTGGATATTCAGTAAATAATTTAGCTGCTAATGAGTGCGAAGGAGCATCGGGAAATTTACTGCAAATCTCCGCTGTTATTTTCCTCGCTTCTGTCTGTGGTCGTGCCATTTGATTTTTGTTTTGTAAACTTTTCGATTACCGTACCACCGAACAAACTAACTGCGAGAATTGCCAACGTATCGAACATTTCAATAGGACAATTGTAGATAGTGAAGGTTGCAATGTAACTAAAAGCGATTAAGTTAATTACCACAAATATAGAAATAAAACGCTTACTTGAAACCTTCGTTGAACTCGACAGCAATTGCTTCAACCACGACTTCAAATTTTCTTTCATAAAAACTTCAAGATAAATTGAACGATCAAACCACCAACCACACCCGCAGCGGTTGCAATACCACCCAAACGAGCGACCTGCAAACGTTGGTTCTGAATGTACTTGTCGTGCTTTTGAACCTTGCTCACAAGGCCTTCAATCTTCATTTCGTCATCACCAATCAAGACGTGATAGATGCGGTCTATCTTCTTCGTCATATTTTGAAGTTCTTCGTGTATCAATTGAATCTCTTTTTCGGTGTTCATGACTTAAAATATAATGCAATTTCTGCTTCACGACGACGAACCAAACCTTTCAAAATAACACCACCGCCTTTGTTCCAAAGACGAAAAGAATCTGCTATCGTTGGGTCGTTAGGATTAGCGTTTACCTTTCTCAGCACAGACGACTTTTTAAAGCCACCTGTTCCGATGTTGTAAGCCAAAGAAACACACGCGCTGAATTGATTCTCGTTAAGCGTTTGAGTTATCAAGGCACGAACGGATACCGCGAACTTATCAATAACGTTTTTCGCTAATTGTTCCGCACGAGCCTGCGTGATTACGTCGCCTTCTTTAACCTTCGTTCCGTCTTCGTAGAAGGTGTTTCCGTAACCTATCGTCCATACAGCAGAAGGGCAGAGGTAACTCTTCAAACGACAGCCTTCAAACTTCTTTAGTAGCGCGTAGCCTTCAGCGTTAACTTTCATTTTTCAGCTTCTTTATTTGTTTTTCTTTCTTTGCAAGATACTTACGAAATTTCTCTTCGTAAATCTTGTGCATCGTTAAATTCTTCTTGCGTCCCCTTGTTGCCATTCGTTTTTGTTTTAGTTATCTCAACCAACCTAAACCTCTGCGTCTGTATTCGTATGGAAGTCTATCGCGTCCGTCGCTAATCTCGAAAGCGT